ATCGTGAGATGCCCAGGTAGCACAGGTTTTTATCGATCCAGCTATCTGGGTACTCGAAAAGAAACCTCAAAAATAGTTTTTAAAATGTTTTTTGAGGACATACGCGATGAGTAAATTTCTCTCAAGCGTAGCGGTTACTGAATTTGACAGTTTAGTCAAACAGGCATATCAGGGCATGGGAATGCTCAAGCCTACTGTGACGCTGCGTAATAATGTTATTGGCGATACATACAATTTTCGCCGCATGGGTAAAGGGTTAGCAAACCAAAAGTCTACAAGTGATCTTGTAACGCCGATGGATGTTAATCACGAGTTTAAAATAGCAACATTAAGTAACTGGAATGCACCCGAATATACCGATATGTTCGACGCTGCTGATGTGAACTTTGACGAGAAACGTGAACTGGCAGAAACAATTGCCGGGGCATTGGGCCGTCGTTGTGATCAGTTGGTTATTGATGCTATGGATGCCTCTACACCCCTTACAACAACTGTAACAACAGCGGTTGGTGGCGGTGGAACAAACCTTAACATGGCTAAGATCATTAAGGCGCAAGTTGAATTGCGCGATCAGGGCGTACCAAATACTGAATTGTACGCTGCGGTTAATGCTCTTGGGCTGTCGGGTTTGCTGAATGACACCACTGCAACATCTGTTGACTTCCAAGCTGTTAAAGCTCTTGTATCTGGCGAGATCAATACCCTAGTTGGGTTCGAATTCGTTATTTTAGAGTCGCGTACAGAGGGTGGTCTGTCGGTTGGTGCGGCAGGTGCAAACATTGTCGATTCTTGGTTCTTCCAACGCCCCGCTGTAGGTTTGGCGGTAGGCATTGATATGACAACTAGCGTCGATTGGGTAGCTGAACGAACTTCATGGTTGTGTAACGGAATGCTTAAAGCGGGTTCTGTTGTGCGCGATGAAGGTGGTTTAGTCAAAGTTCAATACACGCAAACCGCATAGGGGGTGATCCATGGCTTTTGCAAGAACTGGTTTATGCCGCATTGGCGGTTCGGGAAATGGTGGCAGTACCTGGCAGTACACATCAACGGATAATAAGGCGGCGATTGATAATGCCGATTATTTCTTGAAAGCAATTGATGAGCTGAGTATTGGTGATCTTATTATTTGTAAGGACACCACAACGGCTACTGCGCCCATTGTTCATTTGACTTATATCAAAACTCAAACCGCTACAAGTATTACGGCGGCTGCTGGATTGATAATCACTGCGTAATAATCGGGGGCGCAAGCCCCCTTTTTACTAGGAGAATAAAATGCCCAAAGGTAAAGGTACATACGGCACAAAAAGAGGACGTCCACCAAAAGTTAAAAAGCCCAAGTAATGGCGAGTAAACTTAACGTCATCAACAATGCCCTAATTCTGATTGGTGATCTACCACTTCAAGAATTGTCAGGGACAACTCGCGCTCATGTTGCATCTGCTGCGATCTATGACCGGGTTGTACGCGCTGAATTAAATAAATTTCCGTGGAGTTTTGCGCGTAAAAAAGCATCGTTAAACAAGGTTGCCGAAACAATTGTTGGCACTGAGTTTACAACGATGTATGAGCTGCCAAGTGATTACATTTTTATCCACAAACTGAATCCAATTAGTTTGCGCTATCAAATCTACGGCAGTCGAATCTACACCAATTACAGTGCAACACTGTATGTCGATTACATCTATAACGCGCCAGAGGATCAATGGACAGCGGGTTTTGAGGACTTAATGGTGTCTAGATTAGCAATGGATTTAGCCCCGGCTATACGCGATTCTGCTACGTCCATGCAATTGAACGCAGCGCAGTATGAAATTGCATCAAGAATGGCGAGAGCTAGTGACTCAATGCAATCGCCTGTACAACCCATTCGATCTAATCCGATTGTCGCCGCCAGATTTTAATGGCTAAGTCAGCATTTTTTCAGTCTTCATTTGTCAGTGGTGAGCTATCGCCATTGCTCAAGGGGCGTGTTGATCTCGATCAATACTATCAGGGTGTGCAAAAAGGCGAGGATGTGCTGATTGTGCCGCAAGGTGGGCTAAAGCGCCGACCAGGTTCGGAGGTTGTTGCGGAGGCGGTTAACACAATAACGCGGTACACAACTGCGCCGACTATGCCTAATGGCGGTACTGCTGCAAACATTAATGACAATAACCCAG